ACAGTAGGTGGCGGGGGTCAGACCATGACCCTCAATATCGCCAACAGTGAATCAAACCTGTCGATGAACCTGGGGGCCAACCTCCAGTGCAACGTCTACGTCTGGCGGCCGTCCACCGGCACCAAAGTAGGAACAGTCTGTGCCAACCTGGCCATGACTGGCGATGCTGAACCCGGCGCGGCGAACAGCATACGGGTGAACAACTGCACCACCGCATCCACCACGCAGGTAACCGCTGCCGCTGGCGACATCCTTGTCTGTGAGATATGGCAAGTACATACCCAAGCGGCTGCGACGGCGTATAGCGGTTCATTCTACATGGAAGGGTCGGTGGAGACGGCCACCACAAACACCGTCGTGACGAACCACGCTTCGTTTCTGAACTTTAGTACCAGCACCCTCACATTCGGTACCCCGTCGTCTTCTATCAGCGGCTCGTTCTCCCAAACACTGGGCACCGTCGCGCTGTCGACCAACGGTGACGTAGTCGTAACGGCCAGCAAAAATGCCACCCTGTCCACGGTAGCTCTGACCACTAATGGCGACGTGGTTTCGTCTGGCCTGTTCAGTAATGGGCTGGCAGACGCCTCCCTGTCCGCCACTGGCTCGCTGTCCTCGACGGTCTACACTGGCACCCTGTCCGCCACGCTGGACGACGTAACCAGAACCGGTGCAGGGACTGTCGCATCGGCCGGCACAGTGAACGGCAGCTTCGTCAACACCCTGGCCAATGCCACCGTAACAGCCAGCGCCAGTGTCGTATCACGCGGCAGCTTCACCGGAACACTTGCCTCGGTTGGCGTAACAGCAACCGGCAAAACCGGAACACGTGGCTCGTTTGGCGCAACACTTTCCACCCCAAGCCTTACAGGGGTAGGGCTGGTAACTGCGCAGGCCGTTATCTCGGGCGCGCTTACCACTGTGCTGGACAGTGTGTCTGTAGACGCAAACGGTACTGTTCCGGCTCCAGAGAACGTAAGCCAGCCCCTCGAAGGTGGCTTCGGTACCGTTGGCGACTTGCTGAACGAATCGAAAAAACGCTTCGGTGAGACCCAAACCCAGCCGGGCAAAGGGCTGGACGATATTTTTGGAATTGACAGCCCCCGCCGCAAGGTTGAGGATGTTAACCCGCCGTCGCGACTGTCTGTGCTGGCGTCGGCAATAAGCTCGGGTAACGGCGCTCCCGTATTACCCGGTACGTTCATATCCGTGTCAGAAGATGCGGAAGAGGACGACATCGACTTGATGCTTTTCTTAGCATTGATCGCATAAATACTCACTCATGAAGGTGACACATGGCTAACAACACAGGCGACAACATTTCCGCCGTACTGGGTCTTGATGGTCTGGACGAAGTCGACGAAAGCACTCTGCCGGATGCTGGTACAGACGAGGCCAATAACCTGGAAGATGGTTACGACCTTACCGAACCGCCAACCGCCGACGACGATACCCCGGACGACGAAGGTACGCCGCCTGCTGCCGGCCGTAAGCAGCTGGTACCCCTCGGTGCCCTCCAGGAAGAACGCACCAAGCGCCAGAACTATGAACGCGAGCTGGAAGAGTCGCGCAACATGCAGGCGCGGATGCAGGAACGCTTCAACGAAATGATGATGCGCCTACAGGGCGTTCAGAAAGAAGCCCCGCCACCTGAAGAAGACGTTATCCCTGACTTCCTCGAAGACCCACAAGGCCACGTAGAAGGCCTGAAACGACAGTTCTCCAAGCAGTTGGCGGAGCTGCAAGGACAAGTCCAGCAAACCCAAGGCCAGACCCAGCAGCAGGCCCAGCACCAGCAGTTGGCCCAGACCGCTACCGCCGCCGAGAATGCGTTCCGTAGCACCGCGCCGGATTACGACGTGGCCGCAGAGCACTTCAAGGCCGTGAAGCTGGCAGAGTACCAAGCGTTTGGCCTGGACGAAGTAGCCGCTGCCCAACAACTGGCGCGGGACTGCACAGGCATTGTGCAAGGCGCTACGCAGAAGGGTAAAAACCCTGCTGAAGTGCTGTATAACCTAGCCAAGGCGCTGGGATACCGCCCACAAGCCGCGCAACAGCAGCAACAGCAGAAACAGGCCCCGCAGCAGCGGCCAAAGGCCCCAACCTCACTGGCCAACGTCAGCGGTGCCGCCAAGGCCCCGGACGAAGACAACGGCGGGGAAATGTCGCTGGAGAAAGTGGCCAACATGTCCGACAAGGAGTTCGACAAGTTCTTCGCTGAACAGCAGCGCGGCACTATCCAACGGCCGAAGTTCTGAGGTGACGCCATGTCAGCACTCGATGTTCAAGTAGGCGGCAACCACTACCGGGAAGGAGGGATCCAACCGGTGCAGTACATCGAAGCCAACAGCCTACAGTTCCTTGAAGGCAACGTAGTCAAGCGTGTGACTCGCCATAATCGCAAGAGTGGCAAGGGTCGTCAGGACATCGAAAAGGCCATCCATGAACTACAGTTGCTTCTCGAATTACGTTATCCGGCCGTAGCTGTGCCGGACGACGAAGACGAAGCAGCCCTACAGTTCGTAGAGAACCTTCGCGTTCGGGGCTTGTAAACCGCTGAAAAAACAGTAATATGGACCCATTCAATCCGGTTTGGGTCCGCCAAATTCGTTCTCCTTACCATGATTGTCAGCCTTGTGGGCGCGTGAAACCACTACCTTGACCCGGTGAACAGGTCATAAACCTAGTGTTTTCCAACCCTTTCGAGGCAACACAACATGGATACTAACTACGGCGTGAACCACCCGCTCGCGGTGAAAATCTGGAGCCGCAAGCTGCTCCACGAAGCACTGAAAGAGACCTGGTTCAGCAAATTCATCGGCTCTGACAGCAACTCTGTCGTGATGATGAAGAACGACCTGCAAAAAGGCCCCGGCGACCGCATTCGTGTAGGTCTTCGTATGCTCCTGACCGGTGACGGTATCCAGGGCGACGAAACCCTCGAAGGCCAAGAAGAACCTTTGAGCACCTACTACGATGATCTGATCATCAACCAGCTGCGTCACGCCGTTCGTTCGCGTGGCAAGATGTCGGAACAGCGTGTACCTTTCTCCGTTCGCGAAGAAGCTCGCCTGGCTCTGACTGACTGGTGGTCGGAACGTCTCGACGTGTCCTTCTTCAACCAGCTGTCCGGCAACACCAACGTCGTGGATACCCGCTACAGCGGCAACAACCCAACCGTGGCTCCAACCGCGATTGTGTACGCCAGCGGCCACACCACAATGGCGTCCATGTCCGCCACTACCACCCACTCGTTGACCCTCCGGGACTTCGATCTGGCAGTTGTGCTGGCCAAGACCCGTGCTACTACCCCTATCCGTCCGATCAAGCAAGGTGGTGATAACTACTACATTGCCTTCGTTCACCCGTATGCTTTCTACCAGTTCCGTGGCCAGACAGCCAACGGCCAGTGGGCAGACATCGAGAAGGCGAAGATCCAGGGCGGCAAGGACAGCGGCATTTTCAACGGTGCAATGGGCATCTACAACAACGTGATTTATCACGAAGCTGTACGCCTGCCTGACGCTACCGGTCTGGGCACTCCAAACAGCGGCGCAGCCTCCGACTTCCGTCGTGCAGTGCTGGTCGGCGCACAAGCCATGATCATGGGCTACGGCCAGGATTCGGGCAGCAGCGTTAGTTGGACAGAAGAACTGTTCGACTACAAAAACAAACTGGGCGTTGAAGCCGGGATGATCTTCGGTATGAAGAAAACCCAATTCAACGGTATCGACTACGGCGTTGTAACCCTCGTCGGTTACGCTCCAGCCATCGTGTAAGGGAGTAGCAATCATGCCTGTTACATATACCGCCGCTCCCGCACAGCCGGGAGTACAACCAAAGGGCGCACACACTGGTGTGCAAACTGAGGTGTTCAGCTACCAAGGCACGGCCGCAATCTCGGCTGGCGACGTGGTCTTGCTCTGCAAGATCCCGAACTTCGCCACTGTCCTGGACTGCGCCATCAAGCTGGCGACCAAGAACGATACCACAGCATCGGTGCTGACCGTGTTCATTGCCAAAGTTAACGATGGCGCTGCATCGGCCATTTCTACCTTCGGCACATCGGGCACAACCACCACCGCTGGCTCGGTGATGTTCCGCCCGGCTAACGCCTTCAGCGGCCCGTTCCGTATCAGCCTGAGTGACGACGCTGGCGTGCAATACGCTCTGCTGAAAATGTCCGTCACTACACTGGCGACAAGCACTACATCGTTCTCCGCGAACGGGTATGTGACTTACGCCATGGACGAATTCTAATCGTCCGGGTAACATAGTTTCATGGTGGGACCAGTTGGGGCACTCCGGTGCCCCTTTTTTATTTCGTTTCGAGGGTAATTACCATGGCTCGTAAACGCGCCCCAGCTAAACCAAAGGCCGCTGACAAACCAGTCGAGAAGGAAGTGGAACAGGCTAACCCTGCCGCTGAACATCCGCTCGAACCCAACGTCGGCACCGATAACACGCACATCACTGTGCCACACGTATCAGGCCCCAATCCGGAAGACGTAGAGAAGCCAATCGCGCCCTCTATCGTGCGCCCAGAGGTTCTGAAGTCCGTCAAGAAAGCAGCCAAGAAGGCCGCAGACGATCAGGGGAGTTCGATGTAATGATTGATAAACGTGAGGGCATCCGCTATACCACACCCGTGGGGGTTGCCCCATGGTTTCCACAGATCGAAGACTACGAAGAGAGTCTGATTCGCAAACGCAAAGAACTTCTGGATTCTCAGAAATTGTCCCCAAAAGCCTCCTTTCCCGGTGGCGCTACCGAGTCCTAAATACATGATGGATAAACAAGCAGAGGGGCTGATGCACCAAGCCCTCGAAATGCACCGCGCTGGTAACATCAACGAAGCAGCAAACACGTACAACCAAGTCCTCAACAGATACCCCGACCACCCTGGGGTATTGTACCTTCTGGGGGACATCGCCATCCGTGCTGGTTGCAATGGCCTGGCCATCAACCTGTTGCGCACGTCAGTAGCCAACGGCCCCATGGTCGAGGCTTACACCGCGCTCGGTTGTGCCTACCGTCATGAGCACTTCATGGAGCAGGCCGACGAGGCGTGGCAAGAGGCGCTGAAGATCAAGCCAACGTCTGAGGTGTACAACAACCTGTCGAGCCTCCACAGCGACCACGGGCGGCCACAGTTGGCATTGGACTACATCGCTGACGCGCTGGCGCTGGAACCTGACAACGTAAATGCCAAGTGGAACCGCTCCCTGGCCCTGCTGTCGATGTCGGACTGGGAACGCGCCTGGGACGACCACGACGCCCGCTTCGACCCGGCCGTACAGCAGGTCTCCACCAGCCGCGACTATGGCTGCAAGAAGTGGAAAGGCAAGTCTGTAGCGCGTCTGGCCATCCACGGTGAACAGGGGGTGGGCGATGAAATCATGTTCATGTCGATCCTGCCAGAAGTGCTGGCAATCGCCAACGAAGTGGCTATCGAGGTAGAACCCCGCCTGATGGATCTGGTGGAGCGCTCGTTCCCCACCGTAAAAGTTTATGGCAATGAGCAAGCCATGAAGGCCCACGAAGCACCGTTCGACGCATCCATTGCGTTGGGCAGCCTCGGCAAACTCTTCCGCACCAGTGCCGAATCCTTTCCGGGCACCCCGTACCTGAAGGCGGATCCGGAACGTGTCGCGTACTGGCGCGAGAAGTACGCCGAATGGGGCGAAGGCCCCTACGTGGGTCTGGCCTGGCAAGGGGGGACCAAAGAGACCCGTATCGTCCAGCGTTCGATCAGCCCACGGCACTTCGAGTTCCTGAAGGAACACGGTACCGTAGTCAGCTTGCAGTACGGCGAAATGGCCCAGCAGCAGGCGTTGCAGAATGGCTTCCTGTTCTTCCCGGAATCCTGTGGCCACCTACTGGACGAACTGGCTGCAATGACCGCTGCCTGTGACATCGTCGTCACCTGTGCCCAAACCCTCGTCCACCTCGCGGGTGCGATGGGTGTGCAGACTGAAGTTCTGACCCCACTGTACTCGTCGTGGCGCTACGGTACCAGCCGTGGCCCTGGCGCTATGGCATGGTATGGCGAGAACGTGACCTTGCACCGCCAGACTACAGATGGCGACTGGACAGGGCCGCTGGCTTCCGTCCAGAAGGTGATCGACAACCAATTTCCGGGGAAAGCAGAATGAACCTGATCAGCGAGGAATACCGTGCGGAAAACAAGCGGCAGCATGATTCTAAGACGGGGTATGGGATTCGGGGCTACAAACACCTCCAAGACGTTGTGCAGCTGGCCAAGATGGAAGACTGCGCCACTGTACTTGACTACGGTTGCGGCCAGAACACGCTGGCTGCGCAAGCTCGCCGCGTCTCGCCAGCCACTTTCTTTAGCTATGATCCGTCTGTGCCTGAATACTCGCTCTTACCAGAACCAGCAGACTTGGTCGTCTGCACTGACGTTCTGGAGCATATCGAGCCACTGTGCCTGAACGACGTTATCGAGCACCTGGCCAGCCTGACCAAAAAGGCGTTCTACTTCCAGATCGCCTGCCGCCCTGCTGCCCGCAAGCTGTCTGACGGGCGCAATGCCCACTTGCTGGTCAAGGATCCGCTGTGGTGGTTCGACGTACTGCGCCCCCACTTCGACATCCTTAACTTCAAGGCCGCGCCCGGTAACTCCGTGGCGATCACTGGCCGGCCGCTTGGTCAAGCATACCCATGATCCGCCTGTTCGTTGGCCACGACCCTCGGGAAGCCGTGGCCTTCGACGTCTTTGCACACAGCGTGATTACCCGCGCCAGCGAGCCAGTTGCCTTGGTCCCGCTGGTGCTGGGGTCGCTCGCAAAGCGTTACTCCGAAACCCACACGGACGGCAGTAACCAGTTTATCTACAGCCGGTTCCTCGTTCCGTTCCTGTGTGACTTCCAAGGCTGGGCCATCTTCGCTGACGGCGACATGTTGTGCCGGGCGGACATCGCTGAACTGTGGGCACTGCGCGACCCCAACAAGGCCGTACAGGTCGTCCAGCACGACTACAAGACCAAGCACGCCACCAAGTATCTGGGCAGCCGTAACGACGACTACCCGCGCAAGAACTGGTCCTCGGTGATCATATTCAACTGCGCACACCCCAAGAACCAGTGGTTACGACCCAAGTGCATCGCCAGCGCAACTGGCAGCTACCTGCACCGGTTCAGCTGGCTGGAAGACCGCGACATAGGCAGACTGCCCAAGACGTGGAATCATCTGGTCGGGGAGTACGACCCGGACCCCGCCGCGAAGCTGCTGCATTACACCCTGGGTACACCCTGCTTCCGTGGGTACGAACTGGGCGACGAGGCGGCGTGGTGGTACGCGGAACTTGACAAGATCCTGGATGTTCCAGAGAAGTCGATACTTTTGCCAAAGTGAGGTAGAATCCTGCATGCGCGATGTTATCCAGCGGCCCCGCAGTCGAGAACCACGGCACCCCAAACCGGTGCCAGTGGCCCAGCGAACCCGGAACGACATCGCAAGACTGATCGAAGGGGACTGGGGCCATGGCGACAATCGGGGACATGCGAACCCGCATAGCGGATGAACTGCAAATCGATTCCACGCAATACAGCGTGGACATTGACCGCGCTATCTTTTCGTCCATCGCCTTCTACAACGACTTCGACTTCGACTTTCTTGAGGAAGCCCCGGTAGCCCTGACCATCAGTGCTACCGTGGCGTATTCCTTGTCTGCGATACTCCCCGCCCGCTCCGAAATCAAATACATCCAACTTGAACTGGGCAACTCCAACTTCACCATGGAGTTCCGCCCTATGTCGATGATGGTCGACTGGGACTGGACAGTGCTTCGTACCGGCGACCCCTACTGGTACTCGATCTGGAATGACGAGCTGCGGTTCGACTCCTACCCTACTACTGACCGTACCGCCACCATCTGGTACACCGGCCAGAAGACACAGGGCACAGAAGAGACAGACCAATCCGTCTGGACCAATCAGGCCGAAGAACTGATCCGCCTGCATGCTGAAATCGACCTGCTGGAAAACCGAATCAAGGACTACGAAGACGCCGGGCGCAAGCGCGGGCGCGAAGCCGAAACCCT